ATTAGGAAATTCGACGAAGCTCATTTTTGGATTGCGCTACTACACACCTTAGGTAATCTGGTGGTCAGTTTGTTGTGACTGTCCAACCCTTTGCAATGAGATTTGCTTTTGCCGCTAGGCCGCTTGGGCCTGGGGGGGAGTTTGAGCCAAAACCTGAAATTGACGATATATCAACACTGCCATTGGTTCTTCCAGCCGTATCCAATGAGACCAATATGTTGTCAACAGATTGCTGTGACAGAGAGCATCCAAACCAAGCAGATTGAAAATTTGTTGCCAAGCAGTTGTCAAAAACGCCGGCAGGAAAGTCAACAAGAGATTCGCAGTATGCCCAGCAGCCCTGAAATGAGGTTCCAGAGCTGAAGTCAATTGCTGGGAATGATGTCAGTAAAATACACCTGTCCCAGGTACTTCCGTAGTTCTGGCCAGCCGGCAGACTTAACAAAGGGAAGGATGTTAGAGACCTGCAGCCGTACCATGCACGAGAAAGATTTGTAGCAGAGCTTAAATTTATTACAGGGAAAGATGCAAGCGATGTGCAGTCTTCCCATGCAGACGAAAGATTGGTTGCGTTTGGCATGTTTATTGCTGGAAAAGATAGAAGTGAGGCGCAATCCTTCCAGCAAGAAGAAACGTTCGTAGCGCTACCAAAGTCAAGCAGTGGGAACTCAGTCAAAGAAGAGCACTGATTCCAGCAATTTTCAAAAGTAACGCCTGCGCTGGTATTTATTTGCGGAAATGATGTAAGCGAGGAGCATCTGAGCCAAGTAAGCTCGAATGTCTGTACGTTTCCGGTTTGCAGCAGTGGGAAAGAGGTCAGTGATTCACATCCACCCCAGGCCCATCGCATATATGTTACAGAGCTTGTGTCAATCAATGGAAATGACTCAAGGGAGGAGCAGTTTTTCCAGGCACCATCAAGAAACACAAGATTGCTTGTATTTATCTGCGGAAAAGTCTCAAGGCCTGAACAAAGTTCCCATGTGTCTACAAGGCCTATCACAGAGCTTGTGTCAATTAACGGAAATGACTCAAGGGAGGAGCAGTTATACCAAGTGGATCTAAAGTAGGTCACCCCACTGAAGTCAAGCAATGGAAAGCTTGCAAGGCTGCGACAGTCGTACCACGTTCGATCAAATCCCTGTGGGCTTGCGCTTGAGATGTTTAGTGCTGGGAATGAAGTCAGACCCATGCATTCACGCCATGTACTCTCAAAAGACGTTCCACTACTTGTGTCAAGCACCGGAAAAGACGTAAGAGAGCTGCATTTGCTCCAGGTTCCAGCAAAGCTCGCTCCAGCGCTTACATCTATAAGTGGAAACGAAACAAGGCTTCTGCAGTCAAACCATGCGCCATTAAAGTTTGTTCCTGACGGCATGTCTATAGCCGGGAAGGAAGTTAGTGATATGCAGTAGGCCCACGCATTGGTAAAATCCTCGCCCGCACTCATGTCCACAAGCGGAAATGAAAGCAGCGAGTTACAATTATACCAGGCATTGTTGAATATTTTGCCTAAGGGAAAGTCGGGCAAAGAGATTGTCTCAAGGGCGAGGCATCTGTACCAGGCTCTCGTAAAATCAACCCCTGACGCAAAGCTGGAAGAGCTGAATGCAGTCATCTCTCTGCATTCTTGCCACGTTAACCTGAAGGACGTGCCAGTGCCAAGCGTTGACGAAGAAAACGACTGAAGCTTGTTGCAGTTCCTCCAGGTCTCGTTAAACAAAAGGCCAGAAGAAAAGTCTAAGGCGGGGAATTGGGTTAGTCCAACGCATGTTACCCATGCAGAATTAAAGTTTGTTCCATTTCTAACATCTAGCAACGGAAAAGACGTGAGCCCTGCACAGGTGTACCAAGCAAAGGAGAAATTGGTTCCGCTGCTAACGTCAGCAAGGGGGAAAGATGTAAGCGCTAGGCACCTGTACCATGCCCTAGAAAATACAGTTCCAGAGCCCATAGCAACTGTCTGGAAGGAAGTCATGCTGTCGCACTCTTCCCAGGCTGACGTAAAGTCTGTCCCGCCACTCAAATTAAGAGCTGGAAACGAGATGAGTGCAGTACAGTTCGACCAAGCAGAGTCGAAACTTACCGGAGACTGGGTATTAAATGTTACGACAGGGAACGATGTAAGCCCAGTGCAAAAATACCAGGCTGCGTACATGTCCGTCGCAGAGCTGAAGTCAAGCGCGGGAAGCGTCGTCAATGCGTAGCAGTAAGCCCAGCAGACTCGGAATGACTGCCCCTTGCTAACGTCTACCGCTGCGAACGATGACATATTTTCGCAACCAAGCCATGTACCATTGAAGCTTCTTCCGTTGCCAAGGCTAAGCAATGGAAACTCTATGATGGATTCACACCTAAACCAAGCATTGTCAAAGTTTGAAACACAGCTAGAGTCAACTTCAACGCTGCAAAAATAGGGAGGCCGGTCGCATGTGGGCCACACCTGAACATCCCCTAAAAACGCTTTTGATATGTAGGCTCCTCCAAGTGCTATTTCTGCCGGAATCTCGGATCCAAAGCCTATTAGGTTGGGCATTGCTCAAGGAATGATGTAAAGTGTTTGCGGGTCTTTTGTGACTATGGCGTCATAGTCTGCCTGCGATATTGAGACGATGTTTACTATCTTGCCAGAGTTTTCGACGACACCTGTATTGCTTTTTAGGTAGCCAAACTGAACGTCAACGCTTTCTGTTTCTGCATTTTCGCTGAGGCTGTCTACACTGTCAAGAATTACAAGCTTAGATCCAGAGTAATCAGATACACCGATATTTTTCGCAAGAGTAATTTCGTAGTCCGTGTTAACATTCGGATTGAATGCCGTATAGCTATCTGGAACAGACGGCCTGCCAGTAGTCGCAAATGAAAAAAGATCTACTCCATTAGTTCCGCCATTGTCATTGAATTGCAGTATTTTCAGGAAAATTTTGTTTGGCTGGTCCTCTTTTAACGTAATTTCCCATTCAAGGTCTGGTATGCTGTCACTGTAATTCTGGGATCCAATAAATCTAATCGTACACTCTCTCTGTCCGACTGGTCCAGGCGCTGGCGCACCAACCAACTGCGTTGCGTATATTTCCTTCATCCTTCCGTCGTAGGTACCTATGTAAACACCTGGAACCGGATAAGCCGTTATCCATTCCGTAAAACTGTCGTATCCATAGTCAACCGCAATTGGCGTACCAAACGTAAAAAAGCTGTTTGAGTAAATGTTGACACTTGTGTATGTTTGCCCAAAGAGCTGAAACGGAAAGCCTATACTCATTTCAAATTGATCTTCGTCCTCATCCGCGTCATATACAAGGTCCTGCGGGTTTACTTCAATTAAGGTTGTCGGGACAACGGTATTTACGTATGTAGTAACAGATGAAGAAACTGTGATCAGTCCATCGCCACCACCACCGCCACCAGGGGGCTGCGCCCACGTTCCATCAGCGCGAAGAAAATTGGTTGTCCCACCGGTTGACTCTGGTACCAGTCCAGCAAAAAGGCTGGAGAATATTGGAAGTGTTACCCCCTCCCCAGTGCTGCTTTCAAGCAGTCTTGACAGGGGTGTATAGAGAAGATTCGTTGGGACATTGACCTCTGCGCCGATCTCTATACCATCCAGCTTCAGCTTGTCGCTGGACGACATTGAGCCGCGACTTGCTTGAGTCGCAGGCGAAATGCTGATGATAGGATCCGTGCCACCGCTTGAATTGATCGGCGCTTCCCCCCTGACGCTCAGGACGCCACGTGTTATCGGCTGCAGAATCCCACCGCCATCATCAATTGATGGAAGGCCGCCACCTCCTGAGGCGCCCTCGTATCCGGGGATCAGCTTTGCGGCAAACTCAATCGAAACATTCGATAACTCTGCTCCACCCTCAACCCTGTTGATTCTTGGCGGAGAGTCTTCGATGAAAAACCAAAGCAAGCCTGGATATACCGAGCAGTCAAGAAACGGCTTTAGATCAGATCCTGCGCCAAAGAAAAAGCTCTCCTGGAATGCAATGGGTGCCAGTCCTTTTGAGTTTGCGTGAATTGTCAGAATCTCTGCGCACGTTGTATTTCCTATGTTTCTGAACTCAACGGTTAGGCTGCCGTCATACTGCCTGTTGCCAAACCGCCTTCTTGTTGATGTGCCGCTCAGCCCAGTTTCCGATCCGACCGGAAATCTCGGCGGAACAAAGTCCATCGCCGATGGAGTTATGTTCGGAAATTGTACAAAGTTCACTTTTGAATCACCCAGTTTCCATCGGTCGTGAGCCCACCCCAATTCTGGGATAGAATCAGCCTACCATTTTCATCAATCGGAGTCTCAACCGCGCTTACAGTGAAACCACTAGCCTCAGCAGGTTCAATATCAAGGATTCTGTAGGTTTTGTAGTCAGAGGTTGACTCTTTGATCATGAAGATAATTCCAGTTGGTGAGCCGACTCCATCTTCATCAATGATCAAGTCTGTTTCCGTTATTTCGCTTTCGAGAACCCCGTTCCACACCGCAGCCGTATAGGTGCCGGGCTCAAGGTCAACGGTTGATACAACTAGGCCATCCTCTCTTACGATACCAGTCTTGTATTCATCAAAGAATGTGACTTCAACCGGCACTTTCACGTAGTCACCCGGCTTAATTGGTGCAAGTAGCGAGTCTTGCGTCAGCTCCATCGTGATTCCATGGGTAGAAAGCCTGCGAACACGCGCTTTCATCTTCAGGTAATCAATCAGATGCTTCTCATTGGTAACAAAATCGGAAAGGTCAAAAGACTGCGTTGGGTCTTCTTCTGAAGAGTTGACGGCTTCACGAAGCAGGATCTCGCGTTCAACAGGAAAGATCCCGGTGTTACCAATACTTGAGGACTTTCTTTCCTCTCTCCAGCGACCAGATACTTTGATCGGGCGGCGAGACTCCTCCTCGATTGCCGAGAATGAAAACGACCTCATCTGAAGAAGGCCGAATATACCCTTGATCTCTACTGGTTGATTCCAGTTTGTTGGATTACCAGTTACATACGGGAACATTGGCCTAAGGACGAATCTCCCGTCAATCTCCATGAAGTACAGCAAGTGCTCTTCAGCCTTCTGCGCAATCCATTCCTTAATATTTGTCGGCAAGTAGAGGATGTCACAGAAGTAGCGATTAGCGTAGCACCATTCAGCTGACTCCTTAAAGGAATCAATGTCAATCTGGTCATCGCTTACCTGATCGCCAGTGCCGTAGATTGGGTTTGTCAGAAGCTCCAGAGCGATGTCTGGGAAAAGGTGCGTTGCCCCCAACGTCATATCGTTCATCAGCCTTCTGGCCTCCGGGTAGCCAGCATTCACGTAGGACGAGAACTGACCCAATTGACGGAAGGTGTTGCCAGGGAGAAGATTTAGGCCAACAGTAGCGAGACCTGCATAAGTAGGGAGTAGTTCGTTCTGTACGATCTCTGTAACAGAGACGATTTCGTGCTCCGGTCCGCTTTCCGCTGTTGATGAGACCTCAGGGAACACAAAAGTCTCGGCAAGTGCCCCGAATTCATCGACAAACTGTTGACCATCGGTGTAGCCATAGCCAAGGTTCCCGTACCCCTGCCCCTGGCTCTTGTGCAGGGCCGGCAGGCGGAAGGGATCGGAATCTGTGTTCACCACCCCGACATCGCTACCATCGCCCTGCTTGCCGTAAACATACAGGGTCACTAGCTCGTGGGTTCTGGTGATGAGATTTGCTGGCTTTGTTCTCTTGTCGTCAATAAGTACGTAAGTTCCAGAAGCATTTCCTGACCTTATTTCCCACCCCGACAGCGGCTCCATTTCCACCTCCCACTGTGCAACGGTCGGGAACTGGAGTCGAATGGTGTTGAACTGGTTTTGCTGATTGATGCCACGAATGCAGTAGCACTCGGGAAACTCAATCCATTGATTGGTCGTACCGCTCTCCCTTACTCGTATCCTAAAAAAGGAGTAGCGCATCTGAGCCGTTGTAACAGTACCAGAGGTGTAATTGAATTGCTTCAGGGTTGAGCCCTTGGAAATCGTGTCACCTCGGTAGTCAAGGCAAGCCTTGTTATCCGCTGCTCCGTAGGATATTGTGTCCCTAAAATTGCAGAGATTGCTGACCCTGATTCCAAGATTGCTTCTGATGATGATCTCAATCAGTCTTGTGGGCCTGGTCGTCGTAATTGTTGCTATTGAGATCTTGAACAGATGTGGAAAGTTGGTTGCGGTGTATCGCTCTGTCGGCTCGTTGGCGTCACGGCGAATGTCGTTGAGCGTTGTAAGCTCGATCTCTCCAGGCCTGACAACAGTGAAGGTGGCCTCAATGCTTTGGCCTGGGGTAGGAGATTGTGAACTTGGGCTATCAAATCCAGCTTCGCTATAAAAAGCTTCGCCCTGTGGTGTTCTACCAGTGCAAACGACAAGCGCAGTTCCGAACTTGTAAAGGCCTCCGATCTGTATTGCGTCGTCCCACTGCTCTTGCTTGCCGGCAATAGCTGAGGCAATGTCAGCGGCCGGTTCGCTGTAAAGCTCGCCCTTGTTCAGGTTCGTTTCAATTGTTTTGCGAGAGCTTAGAGTTGATTCAACCGTATAGGTTGTTGCCGGTGGGTTATTGCTAGCGGAAAATGTCGAATTAACGAAGTCAGCGTTGTAGTTTGTTGAGACTTCGGTTTTTTGCTGAACATTGACGCGATAGTAGGCCGAAGGCTCGTCGTCATCATCAACAGCCCCATTGACAAAAGTGAGCTTGAACCTAGAGTACAGGAGCGCCCTTTTTTGCTCGTTTGTCAATGCGGAAGCGTTATACTGGAGCTTCGTGCTGAGCTTTACCTTTGTACCGCTAGTTTCCGTGATTGACACGACAGGGCCGCCAGTCACATTGTCATTACTGTCAAGCCACTGAATTCCGTTAATCAATGGGTTTGACGAGGAGGAGACCTGACCGCCAAGGATTGAATTTACAAGCTCCGTTGCAGAAGTGGTGGATCCATATTCATTTACGTTCGTTCCACTGCCGCCGATTCTCTCTACCTCAACCTGTACACTCCATGCTTGAGAGTTAAAAGCTTTGCTGAAGTTGGTTTCAACGTCACTGCTTTTGTCAAGGACGTAGGTAAGTGTGTCCCCAATTGCGGCTGCAGTTCCAGATACAAAGCCTGATCTTGTCGAAAATACTGCCCTAGTCTTATCGCGCTGAGCAGCTGCAACATCGTCAACTTGACAGACAACCTTGGCGTCGCCATCGTCCCCCTTTGGAATGAGCTGTGCCTGATACTGTGAGCGGATAATTGGATTTATCCGAAATGCAAGATTATTGCCGATGGGCGAATAAACACCAAAGGCAGCGTTTGAGCCTGGTCTGATCACCGAACAGAAATCGCCAGCCCACGCTCTGTTGATTGATCTAACCGAAAAAACATCGGCGCCGCCACTGTTTTGAGCATTGCCAGGGTCAAGGTTTGCAAGCCTGCCGGCAACACGGTCGGAGGACTCGATTCGACCGCCGCTGGGCTTTACGTAAACAACATAAGATGAACCAAGCTCTGTTCCAGGCCCAATATTGTAAGCATTAAGCAAGTTGTTTCCAAGGGCAAAACCATTGGGATCCAGCTGGGAGACGCCGCCATCACCAACAAGAAATACCGTTCTCAGCAGCTGCTGACCATTGCTGGTTTGCAGTTGACTCCACAACAGTGAGCAGTTGACGCGAATGCCACCGTAAGTAACCTTTAGTGAGAAAACCATTGGTATCGGTTGCCCGATTGACGCGGGTTCTTGCAGAGAGTCGAACCCATCGAGAGGCGCATACCTGCGAACATCGCTGACATTGCGTCCCTGCTGCTCGCTGCTCTTGATCCGTGCCGGGTTGACTTCCCCAGGCCGGAAGAACTGGGCAATGATCGTCAGCCCCACCGAGATGGCCGAGGCGATCAGGGAGATGGTTGCCAGAACGCCCAGCGTCTCAACACCGGCCACAACGGCCGGCTGGGGGCCATCTGCGGCCCTCTTCATTGCTTCGGCGTAGAACCGCTTCACCTCCTCTGGCCGGATCCCCAGGATGCGACCGAGCCGGTAGTGCATCGGCAGGAGATGAGGCTTCATTTTGCGAAACGACGAAAATTTAGCGTTGGGAGTCCGGGGGTTGTAAGTGGTAGCCAGACGACCCCCTTTCTTGCATGAATCATAACGACACCGAGATTACCGCTATCTTCAACAACGGTTGAAATACCAAGTCTCGGATGCTTGCTGTTTGGCCGATTCCAGTGAAGTGCTACGCAGCCGGCCTCAACATGGTCAACATGCTCTGTGTGATTGTTCCAGACTATTTGAAGTGAATCCCAAAGACCTGACAAGGCCATGTCCATCCACCTTGGGTCAAATGGCGGCCTATAAAAGCCACCCTCGTCGAGCAACGCAAAGCAGAGAAGTAAGCAGTCTGCCGCTTCTCCGTCTTTCGGATCTGCCCCAAACTCATGCTTTAGGCCAAGGTATTTATTTAGGCTCATACCGAAATCGAGCCAGTGGTTGGAAGTGCGCCCACAAGAGACTGAGAAAGTGGTCTACCGCCAACCGTAGCATTAACAGTGTCAAGAGGACTTGACAATTGAAGAACGGACTGCCCAGGTTTACCGATCTCAACGCTGCCCTCCACCCTGCACGCCCATAAAACTCTTATAAGCTGCGTAAGCTCTTCATCTGTCACTGTATCCACCTCAACAGAGGTAACTTCAACCAGCCACTTATTGGAGTCTGCTTGCCAGAAAATGTTTTGTGCAATCGTGTTGGCAGGACAGACAATTGCTCCGCGACTTCTTTCGCCGCCTTGCTTGCCTCCTCCACCTGCAACTCCTAGCGGAGCAAAGTCGTATTCGACTTCTGCGTAGGTTCGCCTTTCGTTGATGTAGTAGTTCTGGTATGCGTAGGGGAGGTATGGCCCTCCCCCGCGCTCCTTGAACCTGATGTAGCTGAC